TCATGCCCGACATCTGCACAATGTGCTGATCGGCAAACACCCGGCAGATGATTGACGCCATGATGTTCAGCGTGTTGACAATGCATCGGTCGATCTCGCGCTTCTTTTCGTCAAAGCGCATCGTGATGTAGTTGTTTTTGATGTTCTGCGCGGTCGCGGTCTCGCTGGCCTGCGTGTCGCCTCGGATCAGGTCGCTGATGCCGGTCAACTGGTAGCTGTCGTTTAGCGCTTTATCGCGTTCGCCGTGAAGGATCATCAGCGTCTCCGCGATTTCCTTCATCGGGACCATCGACACAACGCCGTCCAGACCACCCTTGCCAGCCAGAGCCGCCCAATTGGTCACGGGAACAAGCGTGTTATCGTTTTGCTGGAACAGCCTGGCCAATTCAGGCACGGACGCATCGTAGACCCCGACCACGCGCACAGCATCGGTCAGCGCATCAATGCGACGGGTCAGGCGTTGAATTTGCCTGATCTGCGTGCGGTATTGACGATAGTCTGAAACCGGAAACAAATCTTCGTTTGCCAGCGTGGCATAGATCGGGCGCGAACACGGAAAGAACTTGGGCAGGCCAAGCGGATCGTCGTCGATAACCTTGATTGGTTCAGGAACGCCCTTCGACACGAACACGATCTGCCGCTTGCGCGCGTCCCAGCATTCGTAAATGGTCGCCAGACCATCGGCAGGTTCGGTATCGTCGGGCCGCTGCTCGCTTTCGGTCGATCCCGTGTCGCTGCGAACCGTCTGAGCATCGAACGCCAGACGCGCGGCCCATTCCTTGCCAAAGCGCTTTTCGACTTCCTCACGGTCCAGACGAAGCCGACGCCAGACGCCGCGCACATCCTCCCAACGCCGCGCGTCTGTATGGCCGAAGTCCGACCAATGCACGTAGTCCGCAACGACTTCTTCGAAATCGAGCAATTCCTGAACGGGCGGCGGGTTGTTGCTTTCGTCCGCTGCCAGCGTGTCCAGCTCAGCCGGTGCAATCTGCTTGATGTGAGGCACATAGCGCACCCACGGCACACCCCGGCCGGTCAGGAGATAGTCATCACGCGCCGCTCGAATCGCCGAACCAAAGCCATGTTCGGACATCTGGTAAGCGAGGCACCGCTCGATGACTTCAGCCGCCGTTCTGGCAACGGGATTGTTGTCATCGTGGCGCATGATGACCACCGGCTTCGGGGTCTGCGCATACATCCCAGGTTTCAGGTTTTCGACGTTCGACCAGAAGATGTTATACCGCGCGTCCTTGTCGGATTGCTCTACATCCTCAGCCACACCGTTGCGCGACAGCGTATAACGCTCGATCGCGTGACGCGCCCACAGGTTCCACCGCGCACGCTTTTGGCGAACGTCGTAGGCTTGGATTTCCCGAAGCCAGAAGGATGCAACGTCAATAGTCACACGATCACCGATGCGCCAACGGTTGCGGTCACAGCCGGGGTCGTGCCGCCGATCGTGCTAATGACCCGCCAGGTCTTGGGCAGCGTGCTATTCGCCACCGTGTTGGCCGATGCAGTCAGGCCGGGATAAACTTCGATGACCGTGGTTGCGACCGACGTAAGCGCCGCCGATGCCAGAATGGTGTAGTACTTGCCCGAGGCGGTATCTTTGCCCTGCAACGTGACAGTCAGCGTCGGCGATGTGCCGGTGATCGCGGTGATGTCGATCACGATCTTGATGCCGCGCCCGTTGATGTTCGTCTGATCCGTCCCGTTCACGCCTGCCGATGCGGCGGTGTGGGTAATCAGCGCGCCAGTATCGACCGGGCCAAAGATCGGCAGACCGCTTTCGGTGGTGGGAGTGTTGGGGCTTGCCATGGTCTGACCTCAGTAGTTCGACGCAGACGCGCGTCGGCGGTTGTTGACGATCTCGTTGAAAGTGGCGTTCTCAATCCCGCGCGGAGGGCCTTTCCAGTCGCGGGTGGGCTGTTCTTCACGCCAGGCCACAGCGAGCATTCGGAATGCGTCGGCGGCATGGCTGGTCCAATCGTGGCGCGGGCTTTCGCGGAAGCACCGCTTGTCCTCGTCCCATTCCCGCTGATAGTGGCGCAGGCTTTCCAGCCCGATCTCGCACTTGGCTTCATCGAACCAGCATGTCGGAAGCACAGCGCGCGCCGCCTGAATGCCGTTCTGCACGCCGATGTCAGGAACGATCTCGCCCCGCACATTCAGCGACCAAAGCTGCTCAGCGATCGATCGGCCATTGCTGGCCAGGGTTTTCATCCGCGCGTCATGCGGCAGGTAGTGCTTGCCGTAGACGTAGGGCTTGGAATGAATGACCGTCGCCAGATCGGCCACGTCGGCGCCGCTGATCGCGTAGAAGTCCAGAACGTGGATTTCGGATTTGACGCGCTGGTAAAACCAAATGGCCGTATCGTCCCGCCGCCCCAAGTCCCAAGCCGTATGGACTTTGAACTCAGGCTGCCACGGCACATCGCAAATGCGGCCTTCGTTCAGCGCCTGAGCCAATTCCTTGCCGTAAAACGCGCCAGTGATCGCCGCGTCAAAGCTGCACTCGAACTCCTGCTCGTATTCGTTTTCACTCAGGAGCGAGCGCTGCATTTCCAGTTCGTGGTCTGGGAGAATGCCGGTTTCGGACGCTTTGAGGATCTGCAGGAACCAATCCGCCGGATTGTCGCGCGCCAGCTTGACCAACTGCCCCAGCAGGTTTTGCCAACCCCGCGGCGTGCCCGAACAATCGAGCCATCCCTGCCGATCTGCCAACGCGGGCAGTATGACAGTAGTCAGCACTGATTGCGCAACGCCCTGCGCCTCATCGATGCAAATGCCGTCGAAGTAGACCCCGCGCATCCGTTCGGCGTTCTCAGCGCCGTACAGGCGGATCACAGCGCCGTTATGCGGCAGCGTGATGGACAACTCGCTTTCGTTGACCTTGCCGCCCAGCGCGGTCAGGGGGGCCAGGTAGTGCTTGAGGTAAAGCCACGCAATGTCCTTGGCCTGCACGAAGAACGGCGCCAAGTATCCGAAACGCGGGCGCGGCTTCTCACAAAGGATCGCGTCCTTGATGATCCGATTGATACGGGCCACGGTCTTACCCGCACGGCGATGGGCCACAGTGACCGAAAAGCGCTTGCGGTTGTCGTGATACGGGCGGAACGCATCGCGCGGACTGTAGTCGATGACGAGCGCGGTCATGACTTCCACTCGATCGTCAGGGTCTTGGGCGCGTCATCCGCAGACTGAAGCGGAATGATCTTGCCGACCAGCGTCATGAACGCGACGGGGTTTTCGTCCGCCTGTTTGGTCAGGTATTTAACGCCGCCCGCATTATCGAGGGCCTCAAGGATCATTGATTTGAGTGTGGCCGTGGTTTTGTTGGGAACGCCTTTGGGCCGACCCTTGCCCGCGTTGGTCAAGTTCCGGTTCTGCACCCTTCCTGTATTTTGCTGAGGCGCGCCATTCGACATGGGCAAGCCATTTACAGCAAGTCAAAGCGCTCCGGCATATCGCATTAAATCGTCATGCAGAAATTCTTGGCAGCACGCGGAACACTGTGGAAATGTGCACATGCAGTTCGCGGGCGATGCGCGACTTGTTCACGCGGCCCTCGTTGCGCCGCATCTCGATTGCGCGATCAACAATGGCCTGAGCCTTGCGTGCGCTTCCTACCGGTCGTCCTCTGCTCATTGTGCGCCCTTTCATGGTTACTTCCACCCCATCCGAACGGGCCGGTTTGCGCCAGTTCGCTTCTGTGGTGTGTCTACAGTCCACTCGCGCGCGCGTATTCCTCCCCCAGTCTTCATTTTTCTCTCTTTCTCTCTTTTCTCTAAGATAAGAGTAGAAAGAGTAGACAGGGTGGAAATGTGGCGGATTTCTGCGGGTTTCGGTGTCTACCTTTGTGTCTACGCATGTCGTCTTGGCGAGCGTAGACATGTGGCACTTGCGTAGACCGCGCCGCCCGCGCGCAAAAAAAGAAGCGTAGACAAACGGACAAGCGTAGACACTTCCGTAGACAGAAGCGTAGACGGTCGGAATATGGTGGTTTTTCATCATGTTGACCTTCGCCAAACCCGCACGCTCTTGCGATTTGCGTCCTTGCCGATCTTGATGTCGAAACCGATCTTGGTCAGGCACTTCGCCACCCGCAGTTCGGCTTTCCGATCTTTGCGCTCGTGCGGAATGCCCAGCATTTCGAGCACGGCCGCGGTCGTCGCCGTCTCGTAGCCCACCAGCTTCTCGCTCAGGATTTCCTCCCAAACGTCGTATTCCTCGCGCTCAGCCACCTGCTCAGCGGCAAGGGCCTCCTCCTCTGCGCTCAACCACCATTGCTCGCCGGCCTCGAACGCCTGGCGCGCCTCTGCCCAAATCTGATCGCGCCGACTCTGGATCAGTTCGATGTTCGCCGAGGTGACCGCGACGGGCCAGTACCGCCGGTTGCCCGTGGCGTCGGTCAGATATCCGCTTTCGCCCGGGTTGATCGTGCCGAAAAAGATGCACTGCCGCGGGTGGGTAGAGGCCATCTTGGCATAGGGCAGCACGACGGTATCGGCGCGCATCGGCAGTCAGCCCTTGGCGCTCAGACCAGACCAGCTTGTCGAGCCACGCGGGTCCGCAATCCGGGTTCACGTCGATCACCAGCTGGTTGAACGCGCGCCGCACCGGGCTGCCCATGCGCGCGACCATTTCGAGGCTTTCGCGCAGCCAGGTTTCGCGGCGCTTTACGCGCTCGTGGTCGATCGGATCACCGCTTCCATGGGTTCGATCTCCGATCGGGCTGCGAAACGTGCCGACCGCATAGGCCGTCCAATAGGCGTTGGACAGCGACCGCGCCATGTCGAGCATGGCCTTGGCGTCGTTCCCTTCGCCCAGCAGGCCGGCGCGGTAGGCGCGACCGATCGCGTCGCACCCGTCTTGGCCATAGAGCGCCTGCATCGCCTGGGCGTGCTCGGTCCCGTGGTCGATCACCAGCACAAGCCGTTCCTTGCGCGTCTTGCGTTTGAGCCGTCCGTTTGGCTCGCGCGGCCCCTGCTTGTGCTTGCGTCCTGCTTTGCCCATGGGTCACCTCTTTCCACAACGCCGGCCGCGCGGGCCTCGATCAGTTTCCGTCCCAGCGCGCTCATGCGACGGCCAGAGCCCGGGCAGCGCGACACGGCCGCGGCACGAACAAACCCGAGCTCAAACGCGACAGCAGGCACCGGTTCTCCAGCGCCATCTTGGTCTGGTGCGGCAGCGCATTGATCTCGCCGATCGACATGCTTGGAACCGACTTGCACAGATCCTCGAACCGCGCGCGGCGTTCAGCCTCGCCCTTCGACCAGGCCACAGCCTTGACATGAACCGCGTCGTCAGCGCGGCGCCATTCGGCCAGGATTGCCTTGCACTCGGCGATCGAGGGAAACCACTGACAGCGTTCGAGGGCGGCGCGGGTCATGAAGCTGAGCGCGTCGGCGGGATAGTCGCTCAGCAGCCGGGCGTAGAGCTTGGCGCGCTGTTCTCCGGTCGTGTCGTCGTCGGCACGGCGCGGCAGGATCGAGAGGCTGCGCAAGCATGCCGCGAAATGCTCCGGAGTGGTCGACGGCAATGCCGGAACCGGCGCGGCGGCAATGCTGCTCACCAACGCAAGGGCGGTGTCGTCCAGTCGGTCAGGCAAAGAGCGAAGCATCACCAGCACGTCGCTGGGCGAGCCCGTTGTCAAGGCGGTCGAGGGCTCGGGTGAAGCCATCTCCCTCGTTCCGATTGCGGGCAGCAGGTCGCTGATTTGTCGTGCCTCGGTCATGTTTGGGTCTTTCGTCGTGCTTGCGGCGGCACCAGTTCCGCCATGTCGCTTGCCAATCGGCTTTTCGGCCCCTGTCGCCCGGGGCGGATGCGGCCCAATCCCTGAACCGCGCCAGTTCGCGCTCAAGATCGCCCGGGGCCCAGGTCGCGACATCGCTTGCCAGCGGTTCGGCAAACGGCTCGGGCTGCCAATCGTCGGGAAGCCGGGTCGCCTTACGCGCGCGGGGTGGTGTATCCGGGTGGGTATGGGGGTGGGGGTTAGAATTATTTTCATTGGGGGAGGGGGAAAGGGCGGGTTCGCCCGTGTCGTCACGCTCTGTCACGTGACATTCCGTGACAGCACGTGACCTGCGGCGGTTTTGACGCTCGCGATCCTTGGCGCGCCGATCGTCAATCGCCCTCTCTGCGATCCTCTTTTCGGCAAGCAGCATGGCCACCTCGGCCACGATGTCGGGTGAGGCTCCATCGGCGATCAGGCGGCCCAGAAGATCGCTCACGACAGCACCCCCGCGTCCCGAAGCAGCGCAAGGCCGGCGGCCGGGCTTCGCACGACATGGAACGGCACCCCGACCATCGCGCACCAGTCGCGAAAATCACGCTGGTTCGGGGTCAGGCTGCCGTCCTTGCTCTTGAATTCGATCGCCAATGCGCCGCCCTGCCACAGAAACAGGAAATCGCTCGTGCCGGTGATCAGGCCCAGCGCGCGCGCGATCGCCGCGCGGATCAGGAACTTGCGCGGGGTGCCGGGCGCCATGCCGGCAAGCTCGTTCGCCGGATGCGTCCAAACGGCGCGCAGCCGGCCTTCCATCGTTGCTTTGCGCAGGTCTTGGGCAAAACCATAGGCAGCCGCGTCCTCGGGCCCCAGCCGGGTATTCGCGGACAGGGGCGCATGGGACATCAACCGCAAGAGGAAGGCCGGCGTCGTCACTCGCGTCAGGCTTCCGGCGCGCCGACAAAGATCGGCAGCCCGGTTTCCTTGGCGACCGTATCGAGCGCCTCGTTAAACGCGGTCTCGAAGGTCAGGTCGGGGCGCCAGAGCTCGTACCAGAACACCAAGCCATCGCCGGTCTTGCGGTACCGAAACCGCGCGATCAGGCGAAACAGGTCAGCCGACCGGGCAAACACCGGAATCGTGATCGAGAACATGGTGGGCAGCACCAGTGGCTTGCCGTCGCCGTCGGTGTGCTCGCTGTCGAAGGTGAACTGCGCCTCGCCGCTCGCCAGGTTGCGCGCTTCCTTGATCACCGCCTTTTCGTAGATCTGCAGCCCGCGCGAAATCTCGACCAGCTTGCTCGGCGTCGCGATCGTGCCGCGGTTGGCCGCGACAAAGGCCTTGCTCGATTCCGCGAACGCCTCGACCGGATCGGCCGACACGTCGACGATGTGGTCCTCGATGAACCGCGCAAAGTCGGCCATACCCATCGACTTGGCATCGGCCTTGGTCCACGCCTGCCATTCCTTCGACAGCGGGAACGCATAGGTCGCGCGATGCCGGCCGAACCGGGCCTCGCTCGGGCCCTCGGGGTTGTAATCGAACACCGTGGTCAGCCGCGGCGCGGCCTCGCCATCATTCGCGAACACCGCGCTGTTGTCGGCCTTGAAGCGGTTGGTCAGCGCGATGAAGCTGTCCAGCTGGGTCAGGGTCGCGGTGCCGCTGCGCGCGATCGGCTTGGCGCGGTAATCGGCAAATGCGCTCGCCGGGATCGGGGCAATTGCGCCATTGGCAAGCACCGCAGGCATTTCGGTCTGATCGCGCGGGTCGGTCAGCGTCAGCACTTCGCCCTTGGCGAGATCGGAGGCGACCTGATAGCCGGCCAGCAGCAGTTCGCCGGGCCGCGAGATCGGGGTCATTTCGGTGGTATCGGGCATGTCGGGATTCCTTCGATCAGCCGCGGACGACGCGGGCTTCGGTGGTGACTTCGCGGATGGTGCCGAACAGGTTGCCCTGGCGCGGCTTGTTCGGGCTCAGGCGCCCATCGCTGGTGAACCAGGCGACGGTCGCGCCGTGCTTCTCGACGGGCAGCGTGATCTTGAGGCTGGGCGTCAGCACCGAGAACTCGCGCGCAGGGTCGAACTCGACCTCGATCGACAGCACGATCTTGCCCTTCACCTTGCGGCTGCCATCGATGCCGGCCGCTTCCAGCTTGGTCGCGAACTCGCGCAGCGGCTCGGTGCTGTCGGCGTTGAACTGGCCGTCCTTGAGCATCAGGATCAGGTCGGACAGCGTTGCGGCGGCGGGGTATCGACGGCCGCCATCCGCAGCGTCGAGAATTTCCCCGGTGTCGGGGTCGAAATCGTCTGCCATTTGCATTCTCCTCGGCGCGGGCTAATTCGGATGTCGGGCGCCGCGCCATCGCTCGACGGGAAATCGGGTGGCGCGGCGCTCAGCCGTCCGAGACACTGGGCAAAGGCACGCCGCGGGCCTTCAGCGGCACCCGCCGCGCGCGCCAGATCGCGCGATATTCCGTCTCGATGCCCACCCGCTTCTGGCACAGGTCGACGTAGCCCTCGTTCGACAAGCGCCGGATGATCGCGATCGCGCGCCGCAGCTCGGGCGTGGATCGGCATTCGAGCGCCCAAGGGATCGACAGCCCGGTGAAATAGGCAAACGTGTGGCCCGGTAGCGCGGCGCGCTCGAAGGACAGGACCTCGTTGGGCAGGGCGTAGCGCATCGCGTCAGCCCTCCGACTGCAGCATGTCGCGGTAAGTCTCGACCATCGCGCCGGCGATTCCGTCGATCCGCGACAGGATCGGATTGCGCCGGCGATGATCCTGGCCAAACATTTCCCAGTCGCCCGGTTCGGCCTGACCCAGCGTCTCGATGAACAGGTCGGGATCCTCGCGGCACTGGTTGTCGCGGAACACCACGATCAGGGCTTTCAGCAGCGTGGCGGCGTTCGTCACCGGCTTGTCGGCGTAGGCCTCGCGCAGGGCGGTCAGTGCGTTCGTCACCACCGCCTCGCCATGAAAAGCCAGCGCCCGCGTCAGCATCGGCGCGCAAGCCAATTCGCCGGGTCGGTATTTCTGTGTGTTGCTGTGGCGGATCACGCGCCAGCCGGTGCGTTCCAGCAGCGCTGCCGTGGCTTTCGCAACCGGATCGCTCGCCGCGAGCATTCCGTTGAAGATGTCCGCCTGGCTCAGCTTCTGCCGTTTGGTGTTCAGCGCGACGAATGTGCCCGCCTCGTCCTTGCCATCGCACCCCGAAAGGATGACACATGGCAGATGCCGGATGTCGCCGCGCTCGACCGCGCCCGCATGGCGGTGCTGGCCATCAAGGATGAACAGCGAGCCGTCCTCGCGCCGGCTGACCACCAGCGGCTGACACAGCGCCCAATCCCAGCACTTGACCATGCCGAAGATGACCTTGCGGCTGTGGGGGCCGTCCGTGGCGCGCTGATAGGTCGGATCAACCGAAAGACGCTCGACAGCGACCCATTCGAGTGTCGGCGGCGCGTTGCGCACCTGGCCAAGGATGATGTGGGTTTCAGCGTGCTTCATGCCCGTGGCTCCAAGCGCGGATCAGGCGGCAGGCCCAATTCCTCGCGCATCTTGCGGTGAAACGCGCGCCGCCGTTCGCTCTCACGATCCGCGCGCACCTGGCCCAACCGCCGCGCGGCATCGCGCACGTCAATTTCAGGTGCAGGCGCGGGCACAGCCCGGCCAAACAGCGCGCGCCAGTTCATTTCGCCGCCCTTTCGATCACGTCCCACACGCCGATTTCGCGGGCTCGCGCCTCAATCAGCGCGATCTTGTGCCGTGCGCGCAGGTAACGCTGGTGCAGCGCCCGCGCTTCGAGCGCCAAAGCCCGTTCGCGCTTGCGCTCGGCCTCGTTCAGCACCAGCGTCACGCGCACCCAGGCGCGGCCCTCGTCGCGGGTCAGCGGGCGGCTCATGCCACGGCCCTCAACCGCTTGCGCTCCACCGATGCGATCCACGCGCCCAATGCCTCGTGCGCATCCTTGGCCACCGGCAGAGCGTCGAACTCGGCCTTCGCTCCTCGCGCCGTCGCGATCGCCGCAGTGGCCAGCGCCATGGGCTGAATCGGCTCGGCGGCATCATTCGGCGCCATGCCCAGCCCCAGCGCATGCCACGGGCCAAGCGCATCCTGGCCAAACACGGCGGCGATGCGCGCAAGGGTCAGGTTGTCAATCGTGACCAGCTTGTTCCGCGCCCGGGAAATCGTGTTGACGTGAACCCCGATCGCTTCGGCGAGCTGCTGGTCGGTCAGGTCATGATCGCGCTCGATGTCGCGGATGACGTTTGCGCAGGCGTTGCGGACACACTCGGTGGTGGGCAGCGCGGCAAACGGCAACATTACCTGTTTGGGATGACCGGGCATAAAGGCCTCATGGAAAAGAGAATTTCAAAACCGGGGCGATCATTCAGGGGGGAAAGAGCGATCGCCCCGGCGCGCAGTCCGTGGATGGACGCGCTAACTCAGCCGGTGTTGTGCTTGATCCATTTGCCGATCACGCGACCCGCAAAGCAGGAGGCGGCGAACCAGAGGATGGCGATGGGGATGAGGAGGGTCATGGGTCAGGCTGCTGTCTGTGTGGGGCGGGTATGAAAGCGCCGCACCCATTTCAGCGTCGAAATGATGTTCGATGCCGTTTGCCGCGACACGCCGATTCTGCGGCCCGCCTCTGCAATGCTCAGACCATCCGCCAACAGGCTTTCGATGTAATCATGCCGCCGCTCATGCAGAAGCAAAGGCAGGCGCTTGGTCTCTGCTGCGGTTTCGATGAAATGCCGCAAATCATCGTCCACGCGGAACCATTCAGTCCCCGCCGTCCGATATTCGCACGGCAAGCGACCGACCCGCAAATGCGCGAACTTCCGGTGACAATCGCCCTCGCTGATCATCAAGCCCGGAACCGACGCCAAAATGGTTACAGTCGAACCGACAGCCCAAGACAATTGACGGGCACGCCACACGGGATCGCGCGAATAGCCAATTTTGACCAGCTCGGGCAGGCCTTCAATCTGAGCAAAATAGATCATGCTGCGATCCCCCTTGCCTGCGCAATTTCCGGGTTCAGCACGGCGGCACTGACTGCGCCGTCCGTTGCCTGTTCGATCTCCAACGCCAGCTTGGCAGTACAACGCATTGTCCGTTCAACCTCGGACATATGGCCCTTGCTCTTGCCCACGAGGGTGGCGAACGCTTCAAGGGTCAAACCCTTTGCTTCGCGGAATTGACTGATGGTTTGCATTCGCATTGGTTCGACTTTTCCGAACTCAATGTCAAGGGGGCCTGTTCGGGATTCTTGCGCAGCGCCGAATGTACGCGCCGCGTATTATTCCAAAATGGCACTACCCACCGATCACGATTGGTATCTGACCGACTGGATGGCCGCGCTCGCCATGACTCAGGCCGATCTACGGCGCGAAACAGGTTGGCCTAAAGCCAAAATGAGCGAACTGGTAAACGGCGTTTCCCGCTATAACAGGGATGTCATCAATATGCTCGCCAGGGTCATGCACCTTCGCCCTTACGAGCTGCTTTTGCACCCGGATGACGCTTTTGCGATTCGCAAAATTCGGGAAACTGTGATTGCCATAGCCGCTGAGAAACCGCGCGAAAGAGACAGCGCCACAGGGTAGTTCGGAAAAAGCGAACTTTTTTTCGCACACCCCATTGACTATTGGTTCGGAAAAGCCGAACACCAACCCAACGGCACACAAGCCTTGGAGTTGGTTTTCATGTTCCACACCATCCAGCAGCTCGAAGCGGTCGAAGCCTACGCCACCAGCGCGGCGGCAGGCTGGCTCGCCAACATTGAAACCGCCGGCATCTATGCGTCGGGCCGCAAGGAACGCGCGCAAGATCACCAGAACATCGCATGGGCCGCCAGCTGCTGGCGCATCGCGCTGATCGACAACGCCACGATCACCGACCCGTCGATCCCGCTGCCCGATCTGGACGAGCCCGAAGCCGATTTCTGGGCCTACGTCGAACAGTCGGCGGACGAGTACGATTATCTCGAACTGATCGAGCGCACTGGTCGGAGGATCGCGGCATGACCGCGCTGGTCCCCAACGGCGTGAAGATCGCCCAGGCCCTGTTCGACGCCTGCTATCCGTACGGGCGCCTCGTCAGCCACAGCGAAACCGTGTGGTCGAGCGCCACGTTCAGCGGCGTGCGAGACAGCTTCACGATCCGGTTCGACGGCCCCGGTTGCTATACCTTCGCCGAAACGCTGGTCGAACAGATCGCCGCCGCCGAAATCAGCGTGCCGGGCCGCTTGGTTGTGGACATCACCACGCAGGCGATTCGGCTGAACAAGGGCTCGGACCTGTTTGCCGAGGTCGATGTGGCGGTGCTGACGCTGGATCAAGAGGCGTTCGCGGCATGACCCCGCGCCAGTTGCGCCAAGCCCTGAACCTCTCGGGCCCCGTCTTCTACCTGCAAGCCATCGCGGGCGGTCTGATGATCGCCGCCGTGGTGTCGCTTCCCGTCATGATTTGGAGCCTGACCCGATGAACCGCCCCATTGTCACCCTCGCCAACGGCCAGCCCGCCTACACGCGCGGCGGGTTCATCACCGAACAGATGATTCGCCAGCACGGCAGCTATGCCGCAGCGCGCGCCTGGATGGCGCAGCAACACCAGAAAGCCAACTGACATGGCCACCGCACACCGCACCGAATCCGACACCGATTTCCGTTCCCGGCATGTCGGCGCATCCGAAGCGTCGGCGCTGTTCGATGCGAACCCCTGGCTGACGCATTTCGAACTGTGGCATCGCAAGAAGGGCAACATCGCCACGCCGGATTTCGGCGGCGACGAGCGCATTGAGGCCGGCATCCGTCTCGAACCGGTCATCGTGGACTGGGCCTGCGACAAGTGGGGCTACATCAAGGCGCCGACCCCGCAGCGGCTGACGAACGGCAATGGCCTTGGCGGTCACCCCGATCGGCTTGTGACCGACGCGCGCGGCCTTGGCGTGCTGGAGGTCAAGACCGTCGATTGGCTTCAGGCAAAGCAGTGGGGCGATGAACCGCCATTGCACTACCAGTTGCAGGCGATGGTCTACATGGGCCTTGCGAAAGTCGAATGGGCCGATCTGGTCATGCTGGTCGGCGGCAATGAGATGCGCCGGTTTCAGATCGAGTTTCGCCCGCGCCTTTATGCCGAGGTCGAGCGCCGCGTCGCCGCGTTCTGGCAGAGCATCGCTGCCAATGAAGCGCCCAAGGCCGACTATGCCCGCGACCTCGATCCAATCAAGGAACTCTATGCGCAGGCCAAGGACGAGACGGCAGACCTGACCGCCGACAACCTGGCCGCGATTGCCGCAGCCGAATATCTGGCCGCGAGCGAGGACGTGAAGGCCGCGCAGGCCCGCAAGGACGCCGCGCAAGCCGAATTGCTCGACAAGCTGGGGGCCGCCTCTCTGGGCATCCTCAAGGGCTTTCGCGTGCGCACCACCACCGTTGCCGGCGTGCCCGATCGCGAGGCCGAGCCGGGCGAAATCATCAAGGGGCGGAAAGGCTACCGCCGCCTGACTGTGAAGGAGTACGAATGATGGCCAGCCAAGCGAAAGACAATCCC